AGACATTGCCTCATTCATCACATCTTGAAGATTTTTGCCTGTGCCAAGTGCACGACTGCCTAACGACTGAAGCGCTTCATCACTAAGACCGGCACCCTCCTTAAGATGAAATAACGCCTCGGAAGAGGAGACGAGCTGAGATCTGAGTGGACCTAATGCCTTGTGACCTAATGACAACACCGCCGTAGATACCCTCTTTATTTCTTCGACCGTGCCCCCGGCGGCCCAACCAAAAAAACGACCGGTATTAATTTTTGATTCTTTTCCAAACTCTTTCACTGCGTCTTTTATTTCAAGCCCGATACCAGTTGTTAAATCGCCAACCGCATCACGTTGAGTTTGCCATTCCGTGGAGATCTTTCTTTGTTCTCTTGCTGCTTCTATTGACTTTTTTACTAACCATTTATAAAACTTATCATAATACCCGTATAGGGAGCTGCCGACGGACCACAGGCCTTGCATAATGCCCAAGGTGGCAATTTTTAAGACGCCAAAAGCTGGAATAATCTTTGATATCTTTTTACCCAGATAAGCAAATGGGGCTAACATCATTTTACCTAACCCAACAAGCGGGGTTAACAGCAATTTTACCCCTTTATAAGCCAGTTGGAATGGGATTAACATTATTTTGCCCCAAAGCTTGCCCATCTTTAATAACTTTTTACCCAGATAAGTAAATGGGGCTAACATCATTTTACCTAACCCAATGAACGAGGTTACCAGCAATTTTACCCCTTTATAAGCCAGTTGGAATGGGGCTAATATTATTTTGCCAGCAAGCTTAAATGGTGCTAATAATGTCTGGGCAGTAAACTTAAACATGGCCACCGTGGCACTAAACAGATTTTTTATTACCTGTACCATAGAAGATATACTATTTGTAAGATCTTCAAATAGATCCCCAACTGGGCCTAGTGCATCAAATATTTCTTGAGTTAAATTAACTTGCCCCTCAAAAGAACTAGCTTGAGCATCACTCAATGCCACCCTTTCTCTTAAGGTATCATTAATTGAATTTTGTATATTAAGCTGTGTTTCTAAATCATTTGATGGCATTAATATATCTCCAATCTATAACTATATAGTTGGGATAGTTTTCAAAAAGGCCATGACTTTTTTGTTTTTATAAAATATGCATGCGCAGCGCGCCGCCTATTATAAACACAATCCGCAAGATCATTCTGTGATTGATAATGCTCCAAACTATTTTTTAACTTATTCGTTGCCACCGCCACATTATGTACGTGTGGTGCAAGGTTTTGGGGAATATCCTTTGCACCCAACAAAAACATCGCAATATCATTTCGTGTTTTTTTATTCATTTTACGTAAATCTTCGAAGTTTTGCCGGAACATGTGAGCGCTGTTTACCCGTTAATGAACGTGATTCTGGGGTGTTATCATGGGCGGCTTTCGACGTTGGGGCATTTGCTTCATTTGATCGTTTTATTTCTTTATTAATACGTTTAATAAACCATATTCGTTGCCATATGGGTAATCGATATCCTTCTTGATATGTAAACCCCATATAATACATTAGTGTGAATATATGCTCAAGAAATATTTCTTTATCATTCGGTGTTAGGCCAAAAAAACCCGGCACCAAGGGGTAACCTTACCTCCGAATCTTCAAGACAACTATCACATATCATCCATGCTTTCATTTCAATACCAGGTTCATGTTGATCAATATATTTTCGTAGTGCCAAACTATCACGCGCAGGCATACTACGAATAAACCCATTAATTTTTGAGCGATTAGTAACGCCATTAACGGAAACAATTGAATACGTGAGGCGTGTTGTAATAAGATTATCTGCAAGACCTGTTTTTTTCTTTCTAGATGATGTTAACATAATTTCTTCTTCATCTTTTCCTGTCAAAAACTTAAATTGCACATCTAATTTTGTAATTGGAAGCGTAAAGTTAAAGATGTTAGCACCTTGTTCGGCCGGCTCAATTTGTAGGGTTTTGATAGGTAGTTCAGCAAGATCAAATGCTTGTTGGGTTCTGGTCGAACATAGCGGGCAATCAATATTGACTTTGTATTCTTGGCCATAACCGGTTATACGTAATGCAATCATTAGCGCATTACGATCACCTGATAACATATTCCTAACATCAATTGACTTATCTGTTAGACATGACTTAATCAAGTGTGATATCACTGTACCTTTTTTAATCAATGCTTTTGATGTCAATATATCTTCTTCTCGTGCTGTCATAGCTCGTATTTCAACCGATTTTTGACCATATAAAACATTATCAACTGGGTACGTTACGCCGCCCGAAGGGAGGGGTACCAGTTCAATTGGTACCTCAAAGTTAAAATCATCCTTCATAACATTTGAAGATTTAATATTTGCTGCTTGCTTTGTGGCAAATACTTCATTACGAGATCTCTTTTTTGACATTATTTTTAACCCTTTTTATATTTTATATATTAGGGTGTAATTGTTAATGTTTTATATTAATTTTTATTGTGTGACATATGCCTAAACCACAAACAAACCATGCATATAATAAATAACACACATGGCCGGTAGGATATTAGCCGAAAACGTAACCAGATTGTAGGTTTCTAGGCAAAATCACCCCCATGTAACCTTTCGCTAAATTCATTGGAAAGGTTCATTACCTCCTTCTCCAATTCATAATATGCACGCCCAACTTGTTCATACCACCAATCACGTGCCTGATCATCGGTAAGTTCCCCATACTTTGTCATAGTAGGGTCAGCTGGATTAAAAGAAGCTATAGCTTCATTATACCAGTCTTTAAGTGTGCTAACCCCATAATTCTCCCTAAGAATCTTTTGGCGTTCTTCTTTTATGATTTGTCGTAATTGTCGTTTTGTGATCTTTATTTTTTATCTCCAAAAGTTGATATCAAACGACTAAGATCTTTTAATATGTTAGCGCGTGCCTGAGCCGCTTGTGCCTGCAGTGTCATACTTTCTGGGGCAGTTTTTAAAATATTATAACGATAGGCATTATATAAGTTTTCTAGAGGTTTTGAAATCGCAGCAACGGCCGTTTGGATAGTGCCTTCTTTAAGAAGTTTTTGATGTTCTTCTTTTATGATCTGTCGTAACTGTCGTTTTGTAATTTTCATTTTATCTCTTTTTATTTGTTTAAACCACTAGAATTGTAGTACACAGTTATCCATTTGGATTGTTATTGAAATATCAGCCATATCTTCACTTGAATATTCTAAGCTCCCAAAATCGGCACTTGTAATAAGTGCACCTTTAATATCCCAGAGTTCAACGATAGTCCCAATTGGGTCCAACATTTTAATCTGACAATCTCTTTTATAAAAATCCGCATAGCCTGCTCGACCTGAAACGGATTCATAATGTGTTCGAATCCATTCCATAACCTGTTGCGCGCCAGATGGTGCAATAGGATCGTGAAGTACAATTGTCATTGCATCAAATTTTTGTTTATTCGCTATATAACGAAAAGAGTTTATAAATGGAATTTCTTGGGAAGCCGAAGTTATCTTTGGCCGAGAGGCAGATTTCATAAGGAAGGCGTCAATACCTTCAATTGCAAATACCCATCGAAATTTGCGTTTTGGCTCGAATTTATTTGGTAGCATATCTGTTACAGATAATGTGTCTGCCATGATGATGTCTCCTTATTTTAAAAGTAATTCTTAACTTTAAATATAACGTTTAAAGTATTTTATATGATAATATATGTAAATAACCTATATATTAATACTAATAGGTTTATGCAATGGTATCAACACGATTTAAATGCCCAATTTGTGAATTCACATGTGGTCGAAAGAAAAAATTTAATGATCATCTTATTAAGACGCATACGTTCTCTTCAATTGAGGATGCGTATATACAAATTTATTTAAATGGTGTGGTGCCTATATGCCAATGCAATATATGTACTATAACACCAACATTTATTTCGTGGTCGAAAGGTTTTCGAAAGTTTATAACAGGCCATAATGGGAATATATATACCTCGTATAATATCGACAAAGCAAATGAAATAAGTAAAAGGCGTTCTAAGGCGCTGATAGGGCGTGTGGGATGGTCGAAAGGTTTAACCAAGGAAACCAACACATCAATTAAAAAAGCATCAAAAACCAGGCAACAAACGGTTCAGGCGCAATATAATAATGGTGATCGGGTGGCCTGGAATAAGGGATTAACCAAAGAGTGTGATTCGCGTTTGTTAGCACAATCAATAAACATGAAAAAGAAATATACTTCCGGTGTTTTGGTACCATGGGCAAAAGGATTAACCAAAGAAACTGACAATCGTATATTACAAATGAGTTATGTTGTTTCGGAAACACTGAAAAAGAGTGATCTACAAACCCGACTCAATTTATTTAAGCGTCTCTCAAAGGAAGAGATCAAACGACGGTTGACCATAGGCGCGCCACACTTAGAACTATTGACTAATTTGGATGATTATACGCGTGATAGAGACAAGAATTTAATATTTAAATGCAAGGTGTGTGATTATATACAGAAGAAAAGCCTACTAAGCGCTTTAAGTGATCGGTGTGAAAAATGCAATCCGATTGGATCCAAACAACAAATTGAAATTGATCGTTTTATTAGATCAATGAATTTTGAAACTATTATGTGTACAAGGGATTTAATTAATCCTTATGAAATTGATATATACGTTGATAGTAAAAAGTTTGGTATTGAGTTCAATGGATTATATTTTCACAGTGAACTTTTTAAAAATCGCCAATATCATTCCGATAAAACGTCTATGTGCAAAAAAATTGATGTTCGTCTTATGCATATATTTGGTGATGAGTGGCGTGAAAAACAAGATATTTGTAAATCAATGATTGCACATAAACTTGGTGTCTATGAAACAACCATATATGCACGTAAATGTATTGTCAAGCCAGTCTCATATAAAGTACGAAAAAAGTTTTTTAATGATAACCACATTGACGGTGATGTCAAATCCACTCATGCAATTGGGTTATATTTGGGTGATATGTTAATATCATGTATGTCCCTAAGAAGACCATATCACAAAAAATACAAAGGCAAACTTGAAGTTGCACGATTTTGTATGAAACTACGTACACATGCGCCCGGGGCTTTGAGTCGTTTAACCAAACATGCAATGACATATTGTAAAGCAAATGGATTCACCGGCCTATTGACATATGTTGATATGAGGCTTGGTTCAAAAAATGGTTACTTAAGTGCAGGATGGAATTATCTAGGTGAAACGTCAAACCGTTTTTGGTGGACGGATGGACGGTCTCGTATTGATCGTTTTAAGATCAGAGCTGATAAAGCAAACAAAATAACAGAAAAAGAAATGGCAGAATCTTTGGGTGTTGTAAAGATATGGGGTTGTACAAATCTTATTTTTTCAAAAAATAATAGTTAATCCATATTTTTAAAATATTTTAGATTTCTGTTCCCGCATTTGAAACCACAAAGTCAAGTGAGATAAACTCAAGTGTACGTGTAGGTTGTAAGAATATCTTACCTCTTACCGTGTTATTTTCAATATCGGCCTGAGTCGTGGTTGTTGTATCAATCTGGACTTTAAACCGAACCAAACCTTGCTGCTGTTGGATCCGATTTAATATTGGGTTAACAACACCCGAGAAGCGTGCCAATGTTGTCTCACGATTTGGTTCAAATATGAAACTATTTGCGACGGTCCGGACTTTACGCCTAATCTCTATGAGCAATCGTCGAACATTAATTCGATCAAGCGCACTAGTAGCGGCTTGGAGCGTTTTTTGACCAAACACAGTAGGCCCACCCCGACCAGGAAATACCGTTATAGGGTTAATACTGGCATCATACAAAACGTCCAAGTTTGAACGATTAGTTTTAACAGCAACTTCGGACGCTTTTAAGGCACCACGGGCGAACCCGGCTGGAGCAAACCAAGGATGTGCCACCGAATCGTTAAGACCAAATGCGCCGAGAACAGCAACCGAAGGTGCAACCTGAACATTAGTGTTTGTAGTTGGATCGGTTACCACAACATCAGGAAAATATGCCGCAGCAAAACTTGAGTCAATATTACGTGCCTTGAAAAGGTTGGTCGTATATGTAACATTTGGTTGCCCATCTGAACCGGTTATGACATTATTTTCCGCATCACGATGTTCAATATCCATTATGTATAAAGCATCAAAACGCTCCTCTATTGCACTAATTGCATGATTAGTTACCTGTGTTTGACGAATACCTGGAATGGCTAATAGCTGAATGTCCGTATCAGATTTCTCCTTAAGGATATCGATTGCCTTAATATACGCGGCAGTTGTACAACCTGCAACACCCCCTTGGTTAGTGGAATCGCCGTTCTCACGCCTAATTGCAACATCAAGCATTTTTGAACGTTCTTCATTGAAAATGTTAACACCATCAAAACCACCTTGAACAAAGAATGAGAATTTATAGTGTTTCTTCGATGCAAGATCACCAAAATCCTTTTCGACATTAAGAAAACGACCAGACTGTGTGGTACCATCCAACTTTGTTACTGAGCTGGCCAGCGCTGCATTACGACGGTATAAGGCTGCTTGCCATTCTTTATCATCAACGACATCCGAAGAGTTGGTTGCTATTTGCACATTCTCAAGAGTGAACATGTTGTTATTGTAAGTGTCCGAATCCAGTCTAATACTACCTTCATCGTTTGTGCCGGCATTATCACCAACCCATGCATTTTGCGTTGTAACCTGGTATTCTGGCATGTATTTTGTAAAGGCCACTAGTGGTGATTTTTGTATATCGGGCGCATTATTTTTATTTGGCTCTGTGAGACTATCGATAGGCTCAAACTGCGTTCCCCAGTATAATTGTGAATCTACTGATTTGTTAATGCCCGTACCTTTAGCAATAGTTGTTCTCATTGGTATGGGAGGAGTTTGCGCGCGCTGAACAACACTAGCTGAGACATAATTAATAATACCGCTAAATGAACCTGAACTATCAATTAGTGGATTTGACGACGAATCTGTACCTGACGTTATTAGATGATAAGGACCCCTATAACCAATAGGCAACGCAGTTTTATCAATGTCACCTGAATCGACAGCCGGGGCAACCTCAACGCGAATGTAATTTGACGTATTCACAAACTTACCTGAAGCAACCAGCTTTTGGCTACCAACACGTTGATCAAAGTCATAATATATATTCATGTCGCCAATAATACGAACAAAATACCTTTCAGAGCTAGGGTCAATTGATAAACCACGATAAGCCTCGAGGACACGAACATTTCGATCATCATCGGTAAAATCACGTATAATAAGGTCAAATTTACCAAACTTAATATTTGGGTTATTTGATTTCTGGATGTTTTCAATTGATATTTTAAATCTGTTGTTTGAATAAACGCCATCATTTAAACAATGAATCTTAAATAAATTTTGAGGAGTACCACCAAATTTTTGCGATATCACATAAGGCGAAAAGGGGTGTGTAAAACGATTCTCAAACCCTTCATAGTTTGGTTGGGTAGTTCCCCCAATATTATGTAATAATGCGCCTGTAGTAACAAATGCCACTTGCTCAAGGTTATTAGCTAAAGCCACCGCGGTGCCTGTATTCTGCAACACTGTACCTGTTATAATAGCATGTGAATTATAAACATCGTAATGTTGGTATAAAAAGTGGCCGGTCTCCTCAATCTTTAAAGGATCAGTGTTAAACACATCTGGAAAATAATTACCTGCCTGTGGGTTAAAGGATGCTGTAACTATATTTGGGCCTTCGGCGTCTGTTTGTTTAAGGCCGTTGAGTAACATTACAAATTGTTGTGTACCGGTATCAACCGAGCCAATGAGTGCGCCCTGGGAGACATTGGCGGCTTTGGATGCTTTTGTTGCTGTCGTAGCTGCAGCCGTGGCTGGAGCATTATCACTTGCCACGGTTGATGAAAGTGTGCAAACAACACCACTGGCTACAAATATAACCCCACGAATAATAGGGATTGAACCAACAGCGGCAGTGGTAGCGGGCGCCGGCGGGTGTGTGAATCCTGCTTCGCTAAAGTAGGTACTACCTGCCGACTCGGACATAAAACAACCCAAAAACGTGGTTCGACCAGCTGGGCCACCAGTATATGCATGCACATTATTTGTAACAGTACCTCCTGCTTGAACTTGTTGGCTACCAACAATAAATCCCGCATTTGTAACTTTACCGGCTGAGGTTCGTATCTTACAATCCCCGGCGCCGAGAACCCTAAGATATGTCCCGGCTTGTTGGTTGGCCAACCATTGTTGAATTGCTAGAGGGCCAAATTTTTCACCATCGGTTTGGCCAAATTCAGTTACAAAATCGCGATATGATGCAATTGTTATAGGTACAAATGCAGGACCTTGATCGGCGGTACCAATCACGGCAGCAGGAACACCTTGGGGTCCACGTGTAGTACGACCACTTAAATCAATTTCAGTTGTGCCGACGCCGGGGCTTCGGAAAGTTAACTCAGCCATTTATTATGCTCCGATTCAGTTTATAAATATTCATTATTCGAACGAGACTCCGGCATTTGTGATAATAAAATCAATTGCGATGTATTCAATTGCTCTTGTTGGTACAATAATAATTCTACCGTTCATTTTATTTTGTTCAACATCAAGATCTGAATTATTACTATTATTACAAATAATTGAGAATGATTCAATACCTGCTTGTGCCTGGATTAACGCTAGCAATGGTGTAATTTGTGACACAAACCGATTTCGTGTTGAATTATTATTTTGCTCAAACAATAATGTCATTGCCACCGATGATATAAGGCGTTTAACTTCTAATAACATTCGCCTAACGTTGACACGGTCTAAAGCTGTTGCCGCTTGTTGCAATGTTTTTTGACCAAATATAACAAATCCACCTGTTGGGAATGTTGCGATAGGGTTGATCCGGTTATCATACAATAAATCCCGATCCGCTTTAGATAGGCGTGTTATAACATTTTTTACAAAGCCAAGAGCGCCACGATTGAAACCAGCAGGGGCGAACCAAGGATAAGATACTTTATCATTGAATCCAATAGCGCCTAAAGCCGCAATTGTTGGGGGAACTGTAACGCGTCTATTATTTGTTGTATCATCAATAATGACACTTGGGAAATATGACGCAACATAATTATTATCTAATGTACGACCGGCAAATTGTTCCGATGTCTCAATAACGTCTGGACGTAGAGTGCTATCACCAAATAAACGCGTTGATGTAGTACCATTGGCCATTCCGTATTCAGGGACATCAATAACCAACATTGCTTTACTATACTCTTTAACTTTATCGCTGGCATTATCAATTATAAGACCTTCCTTAATTCCCGGAATGGCTAATAAGTTCGTATACACAGTAAATGGATCTGTGTTAAGTTTAACTGCAGCATTAAATGATGATATTGAGTTGTTGTTAAAGCTTGAACCCATGGGGTTTGTGTTGGTGCTATCATATAAGTTATTTGATAAGCCCACATCTGATGTAGACGCAGCAAGACCTAACTGTGATGTTGATTTATCATTACCATACTGAATGTCAGGATCGAGTATGTTCCATCCGTCAAACCCTCCATAGAAAGGTAATGTGAATTTTGCATAAGGTGTAAAACGATTAAATCTTATTGAACTCGATGCCAATATTGTTGCCAACGTAATACGATTATCCGCTAATGCATATTCCTGTGAAACCCCATCAATATTAGTTGAAAGCTTACCATTTCGTACATATACGGAACCCAATATATGAGAAGCAGCAGTACCGGTTATTTCTGTATATTTTGTGGGAAAGGCGGTTGGAGTTCCTACATTAGTGTCTGGGCCAAGGCCCACACGTGCCAATGTAAATAGATTATTATTAAATGCGTCGGCGCCGGCACCGGTCACCATGGTGTCAAGTTTTTGAACACCAAGAAACTTTGTATACGTTGACACTAGTGGGTTTGGTAAAGATGAAACATTGGTATTAAGAACAGAATTAGAAAGTGATGCCGTCGTGGCCATCTTGGTGAACTTAACACCCCAGTGATAACGTGAATCCACACGTTCCTCAGAACCAGGGGCACCTTCATAATTTGTTTCGGTTGTTGCCCCACGCGTCACCTTATATCTCATTGGAAGAGGCGGGACTATTGACGAACTAAGTGATGATGATAAATCACTTTGCAAAGCATAAGGTGCTCCTCCGCCACCCGTCAGCGCGGTGACCAGTTGCCCATAGAGGCGGTGCCCACTTGATCCTAGGGTTCTGCCATTTGAGACCAAAGCTGTAAGACTACCACCGACGGAAGAACTATATGCAGTTAATGAGTCCGTTGTTTTTAATGTCGGAATTCCCCTGAAGCCGAAGGGTAAAGCGTTTTGAGGTATATCAGCATCATTTACGGCAATTGAAGGGAGAACACGAATATGCCGAGACATATTAGGGTATTTACCCGTTATCACCAATCGACGTTCACCTTCACTTTCTGCATCAAAATTGTATATAACTTTTTTGTCGCCAATTAATCTTGCGATATATCGATCTGATGTTGGGTCTAGATTACATTGGGAATACTGTTCAATAATCTGTTGGTTTGTATCTGTATCCCCAAACCTTCTTACTTGTACATCAAATTTACCATATTTGTTTGTTAAATCTGTTGACGCAACAAGGTTTGAGATTGAGATTTTGACATTATCATTTCCATATGCACCATCGTCAAGTGTCTCAAACTTAAAAAGATCATAACCAATATTACTACCATATGGCTGTGAAATAACATATGTAGTCTGGGCTGTTGTATACCTAGTGTCAAAACGACCATATAAATCTTGATATTTACCAGCGGTGCCGGGAGGTGATTTAATACCATCAACCAAGTTACCACTTAATATTGCAATCGGTTGTGAAATTGTTGATGCCAACTCATTTTCAACAGCAAAATCAGCATAAAGTAAATGTTGTTCACTTTGAAATTTGGTAGGATCTGTGTTTAAGATTTTCGAAATGTAATTTTCTGATGAAGGATTAAGCGAAGCCGAAAAGAGCTTAATTGACTTATTTCCACCAATGGCTGAAAGTTCGTTAGAAAAAGAGCTATTAGATGATGATAATATAAGAAGAAAATCACCAGAAGTATTTGCCATGGCACCATCTGTAAACCTGGGATCAACCCCACTACCTGGGACCATGTTTGAAAATTTAAATTGGGCATTTGTAACAAATGCCGTTGATCCTGTTGGGAATATCATCATTGCCCTAACAAGATTGACAATATCATTAGTATTACCCGCTGCCGCAATATCATATGAATCATTATCCGTAAAGGCCGGAAAACCCATTGTTTCTTGTGAATTTACAGCATGAGCTGCAGCGAGAAACTTAACAACGCCTCGAGCACGATTGTAATCATCAGCGACACCACTTTCATATGTACCACTAATCACAAAACCTGCATTTTTTACAACGCCAAGAGCGCGTGTATTCTCAATATTAGTTGCTGTTGTATTCGTTCCGGCACCCAGAACGCGTGTGTATGTTACCGCTGTTCTATTTTGTAACCATTGCTGCACCGCATATGGGCCAAAACGTTTTGGATTAAGTTCACCAAATGTTTCGCTATAATTTCCTTGTGAACCTAGCGTAACAGGAACAAACGCAGGACCCTTATCGGATGTACCAATAATTCCTGCAGGGATACCTTCAATTGATGTTGTACGACCCGTTAGATCAATCTCTTGTTCGAAAAACCCAGGTGATTTAAATGTTTGTTCCGCCATAAGGCCCATCTCCCATCTTGCTTTATATTAAATATCATCGTAAAAGGTCTAAAATCAAATAATTATATCCTCTAATATTGTACTAACTTCACCTCGTAACACAGTTTCACCTTTACGACTATTTCTACCTTTAACTCTTATCAATATTTCCTTTGTTTTTCCCGTTGTTTCGTCATATATTTTTCGGCTAATTATTTCCGTGCCTGGACCTGTAGACGAAGTTCCCACCGATGTTGATTTTTGTGTTGGTGCAGAACCATTGGGATTACGAGGATCACTTGACGCCCTATAAGCACCGGGGTCAGATTCGCCTGTTGACATTTGCGCCGCACTTGAGATAGAATCAGAGCCCATAGCGGCACCCGGTATTAAAGCTGAATCACTATCTAAGTCTTGTAATATATAGGCGTTAACATCACCAGAAGGTGGCCCGCCGATTGGCATAGGGTTTGCCGGGGAGTCTTCAAGA